CCTTCTGGCCCGTAACTGATATTATCAAACGGATTGATGTCAAAGTTACCTACATCAAAGCCGGTATTTTGACTGAACAACGGTCCGGTCACCTGTACGCCAGGATAACTAATTCCATCAATTAATAATGGTAATTCTAAGCCTGGTTCATTTGCTGTTGGCAAGTAGTAGCCCATGGTACGATCTGTGCCACTTAATGTATCTGCATCGACCAAGGTCCAGTCTGAAAGTATAAAGATTGTAGTGTTGATTGCTGTGCTATCGGTATTACTGGCTTCCCACACTCGGTCATCATAACGAACCAATGTGCCATTGTCGTAAGTGGTGTTTGGTTGCCAGTCTACCAGAGTTGTGGTATATTCACAACGGTCATACTTGATTACTGTTTTAATTGAACGAACTAAATCATTGCCCATTAATGCCACAGCCACAGCAGTGGTGATAGATTCTCCCACAAAAGTTAAAATAGCAGTGGTGCTGTATCCAGCGCCTGGGCTAACAATATCAACAGCAACCACCTGCCCAGCACTGTTGATTATTGCAGTCATTACCGCTGGTGTGACACAATCACCAGTAACCACCACCTCCGGTGCACTAAAATATCCACTGCCGCCATCGACGATAGTAATACTTTGTATACCTAGCAGATAGTTATTATACCATTGCTTCCACGGATCTGCAGTCCATACTTCGGTGTTTGATGCTGCATCACTAACATCATTTTGCACTGTAGTTGTAGCATGATCGTAAGGCAACAATATAGGACTAATATATTGCGGAATGTCTAAGGCAGAATTCCAATAGGCCGGCACATCAAAGTCAGTTAAACTACCCGGATACGTGTCTTGACCATAGTAAGACAAATTAAATTCTCGAATCTGCACGTGGTAAGGTTTGACTTCTTGAATGTAATCCAACACAAATGTTTGATTGTCCTGCATGTAGGTCTGGAACGGTAATAAGGCTCGAATTTTATGATCTACGTCAATTAAACTGGTTTTCATCAACCACTCTGGTGCAGTAAATTCACTGTACACAAAGTTAAACATTAATATTAAGGCTTGATTACGTTCAATCAATAAATCATCAATTAACAATTCGTCATTGATGGCTTGAATAATTTTACGAGTTTCGATCACTGGCTCCTGATCAAAATACTGTGCATCAAATACCTCAACATCAAATCCAAAATATCCAACGGCATAATCCCAAAGTTCTTCTTTAAATTCTATTGTTCCGTCTTCAAGCCCTACTCTGGTCCATCCGGCTAACTCTCGCAAATAAATTTCAAATTTACCCTGACTGTTGGCCGTAACCTTAACACTACTACCAATAGGTGCTGCCGCCAACGTCACAGTATCTAGGCTACTGCGATTTGGTACTTGGGCTATAGGTTGGATAGTACTATTATATCCAGGTCGATACCAATTAATATAATTCCAATATAACCGAGTATCATAGTTTTGAATGCGAACTAAGTTTAAAATTCTTTCGCCTGGCAATGTTCCTTGCTCAACTTCATATATAGTCCACCGACCTTGTTGGCCACTATCGCTGACCACAAGATAACGATACCCAATAGCCACAGTGTTGAGCTGTTGATAACCCAGCTCTTCAAGATTGGCCACACGCTTGTTCCATGCACCTGAATTTGTGCTAGGTTCGGGCTCACGACTGTTTAATAAACTAAAATTACGATTCTCAACAATAGGATACAACGCTAATATTGAATTTACACGAGTTAAATAATTTTTTAGTGCAGCAAATCGATCAGCAAACATGCTCTGACGTGGGCGGAATTGTACGCCATAACGTTCTGAAGGGCCAAGCGTAGGATCTGGTACTGCAGCACCTGCTTCATCAACTCCACAAAAACTGTCTTGCAATTTGCGGTACAACGTGGCATTTAAAAAGCTATCGGGACGGCCATCAGCAACAAATTGATATTCTTGGTGAATATTGTTATCACCACCTTCGGCTTGCCGATCATATCCAATGTGCAGAATTGTATCTTGTGCAGAAATTAAATCTAGTGCATTATAGATTGCTACTGTGCTGGAGTTTATAGCAGCCAAATACGGTATGCCGCTGGTACGTGGGCTTTCGATGTAACTAGCAATGCCGGTGGTGCTGAGTGTTTTTCCTGCGCCAGTTTCGATTGTAGAGATGCCACGCACCCAGAAATAATATGTGGTCTCAATAATATTTTGTTTATTCAACGCAGTGTTTACAGTATAGCTGCTAGTGCTTAGTGGGATCCCTTCACCGGTATAGCTTACCGGAGGAGTTGTGCTGCCAATCCATTGATAAATGTCAACTCTACTACCTGGAAATAATTGTCCCCAACGACGACTTGCGTAGCTAATACTATCTTGACCCGGATCTATAAATCTAACTGTATCAGTGTCCCACCAAATTTCTCCCAGGTGTTCGCTAGCCCAACTGTTACCATTATTGTGAACTGCACCTTCGTTGTACTGTGCTGGATCCACAGCACCAATATAATCAATATTTCTGCGGGCGGCCCCAAGTATTTTACCTTGCAATGGATCAATGTAATCAAAGTACGTTGTAGTGTTTGACGTTAACTTATCATAGGCAAACACACCATTGATTAAATTGGTATCAACTGCGGGGGTTTGTGCTCGAATTATTGCCCATGCTGGCGCATTAGTTGGATTGTCAAACACACTTACCTGACCATAATTTACACTACTATCTCCAAGATCTTGCCCAGGAGAACCAACTAATAGTCGACCACTGGTATAATTTACCGCTGTGCCAAATAGGTCCCCAGTACGTAAGGTATCATTGTAAATTTGTTGCCCAAATACAAACATGCCAGGATTGGTTATTGATGGATTGCTACTACTTAATTGATTATAGGTGTATGCAACCCCACTGTTTATTATTGGCGAAAAGAACTTAGTGCTGCGATCATCAAATATGGTTTCGCCACCATCAAAAATTTCTGGTTCAATCACTGTGCCGTATGGCGCACCAACAATTAAATTTTGACTATTTGTATCAATATCAACAGCAGTACCAAACTGTGCGTAATCTTGGGGTAATGGACTGGTTATTGTTTGTACAAACGGATACGTATCAAATCCAAGATCAGCAAATGCAGTACCGATAACACCCGGCAAGACTGTGAGTAAATTGGCCGGAGTACCTGCTATAATATTTTTAACACTCACAGTCATACGCCCTGACACCACTACAATTACTGCACCAAGCGTTGGCGCTGTAACAAAATTTATTTGTTCTGTGGTGGCACTGTAAGTGTAATTTACTCCGCTAGTTTGCAATACATCATCAATATATAACACTGTGGTGTAACTACTAGCCACAGAATATATTGACCCAACAGCAAATACTTTAGTAATTCCGTCGCCGATAAATTCTAAATCAGGAGTTAGTGCCGCTATAGCATTTGGAATGTTGGCTGCGTTAATTGCATCCACAAGACCTGCAATGTTTTGATCAGGGGCAGCAGGCACCGCCACCTCGTAATCATTAATACGAATAGTATCACCATTGTCTAGACTTGGATTAGCCACAGTACTGGTTGTAACACCATAGATCCTGGATTGATTTACTTGTCTATATACCGCACCATCTTGAGGTAATTGTATACTTTCTAGTGGTGCACCAATATAAATGCTGCAGTTGCTATGACAAAGTTTTACACTATATCCAATTTTTGCCGGACTAACTGCTGCTAAATCTTGAACTTGTTGCAGTAACTGAAATTGATTGGTTGCAATTTTTATTGTGTCGCCGATTGTTAAATCTACCAAGGTTGACAATACTACATCTGTGCCGACAACAGAAAATTGTCCATTTAAAAACTGGGCATTGTTGGTTAAAAATTGACCATTAAGTGATACCATAACTGGCTCGGTAAAGTTGCCAGGGATTGCGTAGGTTGTTTGAGCGGTGTCAGTGACTTGATAAGCAACCACGATGCGATCAAACACATAGACACTTCCACTGCCAGCTATGGAATTCACCGTGGCGTCTGGCGCACCAATTACTACTTGTGCGCCGTCTGTGGCTGTAGAAATGCTGGCGCCAAACCTAGCACCAGCAGCCAGTCCTGCCACTGATATGGTATCAACATATTGCCAGTAGGTATTGGCCACCACGGTGATTACTGCGCCCGGTGCCGGTAACGAGCTAGCAGCAAAGGTAATATCATATGTAGACTCAGTACTGTCGTTGTTGAATTCGTAATCAATGTGTGGGCGTTGTACAACCCCATCGACCAAGACAGTAAATGCATATATGTTATTGGCAGTGTACAAATAGGGATTTAACTGGAATGTTGCGGTGTTATTAATGCCTGCACCGGTTGGAGTAAATGTGTTGATCACTCCTCCGGAGTAAATACTATTAACGGTGATGGTTAAATTGTTAGCCACACTACCAGCTGGACATACCTGTAGGTAACTGATGGTCAGTACATCACCAATATTATAGTTGACTCCGGCATTGGTTAACGTAGGATAATAAGTTCCACGTGTGTTGGCCACAGTAAATACCACACCCGATCCCGAGCCAGTACTGGAATTTGGTTGTATATTATAATATATCTGTTGATCAATTTGAACTCCGGTGCGACGAGCTATTCTTATAACTTGACCCAGTGCTGGCGCTGTAGTAAGCACTATATTACTTCCAGCAAGTACATAATCTGTTTGATAAATTAATGTTATAGTATCTAATGTTACAGTTAATTGTTCTGGATAATTTGAATCAATTTCTATGGTGTTGGCATAATTGTAAAAGGTAGTAACACTATCTGATATGTAGGACACCTGTTGTGATTCTACATCGACTCTGGCATAGGCATACACTCGATTGGCCACCGGCGCCCCAACATACATCCAAAGTTCATCTACGCTAATTGCTACGGCATAGCCAAAATTAGTTGGGCCAAAATTTTGATCTGGCGCCATCAATAATTGTGTTTGTGTATAGTCGTTTGATCCAGGAATTAGGTATACTGTGTTTATATACCCAGAGTTACTGTTGCTGCCGGGTGCGCCAATTACAGCCCAATTATTGCCGCCGAAGTCAAGGCTGGATCCATATCCTACTACATTGGCTGCATTTAATTCTAAAATAATATTTTCAAAATAATTAGTATCGGTGCCTCGTTGATAGGTTTGTACTAGCCCAGAATCATTACCAGTTCCTGGTTGTCCTACTAATGCAGCAAAATGATCAAGATTTTGTGTAACACTCGATCCATACCTACTGTTGGCCACCGGCGGGTTAGGTATTAAAAATTGGAACGCAGTAAATGGTTCTTGTTTTTCTAGAACTTCCCAATGGCCGTTGCGGTCGTTGTCAACCCAAACTCTAGCTCCGGGTTTTAGATCTTGGGCATAAGACAAATTAAGGATATCACTAGGTTGACTGACACGTTGACTTTCTAGATAAAACGCCAAGCCTGTGCCAGAGACACTGGTTTGATTGGTGTTGTAAAAACTAATTGCAATAGTAATAGATGTAATACTTGGTACACCCAACACTCGATATACCCCATCTTCATTGCCAAAATATCTCAAAATAATTAAATCACCTATGACAAGATTATGAGGATTTGTGAAATATGCAATGGCCGTGCCATTAAGGTTGTCTTGTATCAGTGTTACCGTGCCAGGATTTTCGCTGCAACGATAAATGCCCCAGTTATAGCTGTTGACCTTGGCTACCCAAATGGTTGTCCCTATACCAACTGTGCCAATAGAGGCCGCAATGTTGGCCGGATCGTCTAGACTATACACTGTGATATCTACATCATCAATGTTGACATATCCTGCAGAAGGTAGTGCAGTTTCTAACGAAGTGCTGTAGGTTGTTGGTAAAATGTCGGTAGAAGTTAGTTTATAACTACTGCGCCAGACATTATTTAAAAATACAGTTTGATCTGCTTCACTGGTTTCCTGCGGCAGGATCACCTGTATAGTGGCAGGATCTGCTTGTAGGTTGGCTTCATTTAATTGTAGTTCATAGAAACTCTTATTGGCGTTGGCGCCATACGTGGCAGCCAATACTCCCCAGTTTTCGTAAATGTTGTATTCGCCAGATTCTTTACCCAAATCAGCACGAGTAAACAATTCTGCGGCTTGCACAGTGCCTTTGGTTCCTAAAAATTGTTGATATAGATTTACTTGGGTAACATCATCAAGATTTAATGCTGACATATAATTGCGCGGCTTAAATCCAATTAGACCGTAACTGAGTAAGTCGTTATCTCGTTCAAGATTTGCACTGTTAATGTTATAACTATTGGCCAGCTGATTGGCCTTATTAGCAATATTTGGCAGCAGACCTTTTTGTATTAAACTGTAATCGCTTTTAACCCAGTCTTGATAATCAAATCTATCTTTAGGTTGCACAATTGACATGGCCGACCAATAATTATTCTTAAACAGAACAATTTCACCTTTGGTGTATTTTTTGTATGGAAGCCATTGTTCGATATTGTCTTGATTTAGTACAAAGCCCGGGGTATCTACTTCCCCAATCCAATTAGTGGTAGTTGATGCTGTTATTTTGATACGATTCTGTCGAGCTGCTGTGGTTGGATTATATATTAAATCGTTAAAGATACTAACATTGTCCAACACTACCATGTTTTCATAATTGGTAAAACGTAATTGTAGGAAACTGATAGTTTGATTGGTTGTGGAGGTTACTAAAAACTCATTACCGTATCTTTGCACAACCAAGTCTCTAGTTGATAATGCGCCCCGGTTTTGATCTAGTAACATGTTTTCTGGGGTGCTACTTATGATAGTGTCGACTATGGCACCGGCTCGGTAGGCTCGAAGTGTTGTGGCCACAGGATTCAAATTGATCATGGTTCCTTCTGCCCAACCTTGTTGACTAAAATATAAAAACTCTGCGGCCATTTGACTCCAGTTTAAGGTATATCCATTTTCTTGATCGTCAAATATCAATCCTTGAGTTTTTAAATATTCTCCATAACTTAAAATAAAATCAACCACCATAGTGGTATTAGTAAAAGTATATCCATACGGGATCTGTGCAATATTTTGAGTGTACTGTGCAGGTACACGCACCGAGGCTCCGCCAGCACTGACTGTTTGTAATATGCCGTTACTTGAACTAACTAAAATTTGGAAATAAGGAGAAATTGTACTATAACCGTAAATTGCATAGCCATCCACTACTCGCTCAACAATTAATGCACTGTAGGTAATGTCGGCAAACGGTTGATTTTTATACAATAACAGATTGTAACTTTCGTCTGGCAATAACAGACTACTGTTTAAACTATCAGGACTTGACCTTTCTGTGTATACTTGTAGATATTGCTTGTCAGTGAACGATGCCATACGATAGCACAAACGCACATCTAGGTTTGCTAGAGAGGTAGTTAGACTATCAGTACTATTAAGACCTAGTTGTTGATTATAGTCAACAATCCAGTTGATATAACTGGCCTTGCTTACACCATTACCGTATATTTGAATACCATTGGCATCTAGTCTATATCGACCATTATACAAATATTGGTCTAATTCTACATCGAAACGATAAAGATCTCTGTCGGCAAACAAGGCAAAAAATTCTGCTGGGCGAGTTAATGCCAACAAGCGCATGACTGCAAATGGGTAGCTTGAACTAGTATACCATGCAGCTTCGACAGGTCCGCCGTCTCCAACTTGCCAGCTCTTACGGAATGCATTAGGATCGTAGGCTCCCATAACACTTTCGAACGGACTTAATAATTCGCCTTCGCTGCCAACCGGAATAACCGAGGTCAGTCCAGGCCGACGATAATTAGGTCGAATATAAAAAGCCACTGGATCTGCTACTATTCCAGCTTCTAGGTCGTCCCATAACACCAAGTTGTCACGGGTGTAAGGCGCTGGTCCATATCGATCAATCCACCACTCGGGCTGTTCACTAAATCCTAACATTTCCCACGGAGTATAGTTTGGGCTTTCTGTGTCGTAGAAGTAACGATAGATGCCGCGCCAGGCGCCAAGCAATGGTTCTTCATCAATCTTATTGCCGGCACTACTATAGTTGTAGGTAAACGGATTAGCAACAACATAATCTTGAGTCTTATAGTCTAACTTGTTCCATCCGACCCAGGACAAGAAACTATTGCCAAGAATTTCAGTAATTTCAGCTTGTGTATAATCTGTTGTACGGAAGAAGCCAGGTATAACCTCATCAACTGTTAATGGAATAGGGTTTCCATCTGTTTTAATATTGTCATAGATGCGTTTTTCAAACTCTAATAATATATCATTTCTGTAGTCGTCAAATGCTACAGTAATGCTACCATCATGGCCGCGAATTACTAATGTAGGATTTACATAATTTGCATCATAAAAAATTTCAGGGCGGAATTTAGGATACAATCCTAACTTAGTTGGAGTGTTTGGGCAGAAGTTACCTGCGGTATCTGAGTACTCTCGAATGCTTATTACATCGCCGACCACCAAAGAAATACTAATAGTTAACCGTGGACCAGTGAGACTTACAACATATTCAAAGTCTCTTTCTAACAAAGTGGTAACAGGTTGATCATCAACAATTCTAGTTAGATACACCAGCAGACCAAGATAGTTAGCACTGGTGAAATCATAAGTTTGTACCGTGTTAAATGTTGCGGAAGTTATGGCGGTAACCGTAGTGTTGGTTTCAGTATAAACTGATCCGGTAGGCAACATGTCGGACCAATAAAATGGATTGATATCAGTGCGACCTGTTGTGATCTCGGCAATGGCGGCATCCAGTATTTCAGGTATGGTCATGGTTCCGTAATCATTGGCAATCACCGTTTCTAATAACTTTGATTTAAATTTAATGTATTCTCTACTGTTATAGTCTAATGCCGCAAAAATATCATATTCTTGACTGCGCATAAAATACCCAGACAAAGTTAATGGTGCCGACTGTTGTAAAATTTGTTGACCGTAAGGGATAATGTTACCCAGGTCACGACTATTGTTAGCGCCATTAATTGGGCCACTTATGTCAATTAAATTTTGACAAATGGTATTGTAATGATTACGCAAGGTGCCCAAAGTAAATGATTCACTGTTGGCGTTTAATGGATTATTTTCTAAATTGGTAGGAACCTGATAAAAACCGCTGGTGCTGGCCTGGTCGCTTAGTACACCTACTTCAATAATATCACCTGGTGCATACACTGTGTTAAGTGTAATTGTTGTGGTTGTGTCTGTGGTTGTTACTGTGTAATTGTAACTTTCTTGAAAGGTAGCATTTACATATAATTGTACTGCAGGAACTAGCGTACTATCTACAACCTTGATGTCTAATAACAACGGTTTACCATCGTAAGTAAATTGAAACTGCTGTCTAGCACGACTCTTGGTTACAGCAGTCTGCCATCCAATTTCTCGAGAATAAACAACACGTTCGCTATATTGTCGAACAAATCCTGTACTGATTGGCACCGTGGTTCCAATCGATTCTGGGGCGTACACAAAGGTATCTTTGTAAAGATTATTGTCAAATACAATATCTCCTACATTGGTTAAACTAAGGTAGGTTAGTTGAAACCCTAACACAGGATCGTTAAGTGTGCTGGTGATTGTGGTTTCAGCAGCAGTGCTGGGGGTGGCATAACTGAATAACTTACTGCCTGCAAATGTTGAACTAGGATATTTGAGTCTATAACCAAAACTTATACCGTCGGTGTCATATACATTGAACAAAGGCGCTTGATTTGTTTTTGTTTTTTGCTGAGCATTAATCCACTCAACTCCATCAAAGTAAAAACTTAGTCCCTGCAATGTTTCGCCACTAAGGCACACTACAGTTTGATCAACTGTTACCGGAGTTGAATATACTGGTGTAAGATTAATAATTGGTTCTGCAATCAACGGAGGAATTGTGTCGGGCACAATAAATTCGACCTGATACACCTGATTTCTAACATCCGGGTCGGTGTCTGCGGCAAAGATAACTGTGGTTCCGTTGATAAACGTATATCCATCGACTCCATACCCTAGAGATCCATTTACAATACTCAGCGCATCACTAACATTAAAATCAATAATGTTAACTGGTGCTATAGCCTCAGTACCAAAATCATATAACTTTGTACCAGCACGGAATTCTAAAATAGGTCTTCGTCCACGTTGCAAATTGTCAACCACGGGCACGGTATCATTATAGGCCGCTGATGCATTGATTACATCAATATGGAACCAACGATTACTACGTGTCCACGGATTAAGATCTTTCCCTGCACGATTGATTGTGAGATAATCTGGAATACTTGGCGCATTTAATGTTGCATCAAAATTGCCCACATCAAATGGAGTACTGTCGTATGGTACTGTGGAACTTTGTGTGTAGGTTTCTGGCGTGATAAAATTACTCACGGGCAGTAATGTGATTGATGTTCCGACTCCTTCAACATAGTATTCATTTCCAGCATAACTAGTAGGGATTACATTGCCACGGAATACAACTTTTAATCCATTGGTGAATACTACACCATTTGGTGCGGTATAGTTGGCTTTACCAATAATTTCGTCGATGTCGATTGTATCATTATTTTCGGGATCAACAAGACGAATCTGACCAAAAATTTCAGGATCTGTTCCGTCTTGATAGTACAGCACATCTTTGATAGCTGTTAGTAAAGGAATTTCTTCAAATAATCCAGAAGCATTTTTGTACCAGCTGGTACTAGAATATTCAGAACCAAATAGAACATTAAATTTTTCTAAATTACTAACTGACAATACATTGTTTAACACCATGTATTGCTGACCATCGTTGTCGGTTTTATACTGTATTTGCCAAACGTCGTAGTATTGATCTTGTGGAAGATCGGTAGTCTGATCAAACAATAACGAATCAAATGATCCTGGTAGGCCATTGTTAGCAGCGGCTTGGACTAGCGGATCAAACTGTGTGGTAACTTGCCATCCGCCGGCTTCGGGGTCTTGATTTTGATTTAAAAATACTACGGTACGGCCATTTAATGATGTTATGCTATCGATTCCGCCTGTGGCATCTAAAAACGGAGTAACAAATTGATTATTAATCTGATCAAAATCAAGAGTAGTTACAAGATCTACTGTACCAGTCGGCTGGCCAGAAATATTACCAATTGTGGGTAAACTATAATAAAAACTTTGAGCATCTTTGTCTGGTACATTAAAAGTTACTGTGCCAAGATCTTCGCCGTTATTGAGAACTCCCAAAACACTGCGACTACTAATATTTGGTGCATAAGGTAATGTACCATTCACACCAGGGTCTGTTTGAATCCAAAAGCCTGGGCCGGTGCCGGGTGTACCATCAATAATGTTAAGTTGTCCCTGCAAATTATATTCATTGGCACTGGCATAGTATAGTATATCAGGGGCATCTTGGGGGACAGTAAATGTAATAATTCCAGTACTAGCACCATTACGTAACACACCAGTATCATAGCTGTTGATATTACCCAAGCTGGCAATAGTCTTGATATAAAATGGATAAATGCCAGTTAAATTCAAATTGAATACATAGGTATTGCCGCGAACTAGTGTTAGCGTCGGGTTTGGTTGATAGTCAATGGTGTAGGATGAAGCACCACTGTTGCCGACCCGGAAGTTTACAGTTTCTGTGGCATTTTGTGCAACATTAAAATTATAGTTGCCACCACGCACTAAGGTTATAATTGGATTGTTACCAGTAACACCACTGAATGTATAAACTCCGTTGGCCCGTGTTACCGTAAAATCGTCAGTTAACGGAATGGCCGTTGCTGACACATCAACACTTAGTGGCCCCGAAGGCAACCAATAGTATTGGGCAAAGTTTGTAAACTTATCAAAATCTACAAACGGATCAAATGCATAATATTCGCTAGTATATAAACGATCGGCTTTACTGGTGTTGGCACCTTGTAATTTTAATGCGTCGGTAATTCCTGGATAGGTAATAGCATCGACAATTTCTTTGCTGTTTTCGGGGTTGATTTCAATCACACCCGGTTCTAGTTGATAATTGGTTCGGCTGGCTGTTGGTTCAATTACATACCGATCCTCTGGGTTGACTCCAGGGCCTACCTTGCGGCCTACGTACCCTTGGGTTTTTTTAAATTCAGGTTCTTGTACCAGCTGGTCTAAGGTAGCCGCTAGAAATTGTCTGTTGACCGGTGTTTGAAATATTTCTGGCAGAAAGTCAACTGTGCGAACTCTTGCCATTAAATTACCCCGCTACCAGGTGCAGTACGAATATTTGTGCTGGTTAATGCTTGAATTACTTGTATGTCGTTTACTGTTGCGGCGTTAACAAAAATTTGATTAGGTGCCGACCGAATTTCATACAGGTCACCAAACGACTTTTGTGGATTAAGTGGTACCAACACTACACTACTTACAATGCTACCAATTTGGCTATGAATATAGGCAGCCAGTTCGCTAAAGTAGAATGTGTCTCCAAAATCCCATTTGTCTAAACTAAAATAAGCATCCATGTTGGCCACTACTAAATTTTTAATCTCGCTAGTGCTAGTTGTAGTTCCTGCTGCAGGAATTACCTTGATAATTGCACGTAATTCTTCTGCCGCTTTGGCGCCAAACAACGGTTTAAATTGTACAGTATTTAAAATCATATTGTCAGATATCATTTTATAATTTTGAAGACCAGCATAGTCAGTGGTAAGTTCGTCTAATGTAGGTGGAGTTGGCTCAGGAACAGTGCCGGTTGAGTCTTTAATCCAATTTTGATATGCAACGTAGTAAGACAAAGTCACAATATAAATGTCAATGATATTAGTAGTTCCAGGATCGAGCCGACTGGTCAATGGACTATTATGACGATATTGGAAATATAAATCTTGGCGCCCTATCCGAGAAATCCATCCAGTAACCGGATCCACAGTTCTAGTTAAATCGTTATTTAAAGTTAGTTGATAAAACAGGCCAGCACTATAATCAATATTACTAGTGGCACTGGTTGGGTTGTAGGCGTAAAATACTTGACCGTCGGCATATTCGGCCTTGACCAATTCAATTGCAGCCTGTGTAGGATATTCGCTATTAACTACACCTTCTTCAACTAACAAATAGCGTTGAAGATTATCAAAGTCCACAGTTTGTTGTAGGAATACTAATTTTGAATTACTATTCACGCCTGGCGCTACAATATCATTAAAAAAATCTGGATTATCAGGAACACCGTCGGCGTCATTGTCTTCGAATCCAACTATGACCTGGAAATCATCAACGTAGCCATCGCTTTCTACTGGTTGTCCAATGATTCGTACTCGAGTATCGCCTTCGAGTGGAGTATTATTATCGGGCTTGCTGTTGGTTTTTAATATGTTAACAAAATCGCTAATCACAGTACCGGTTCGACTGTCATAAATCTTTTGGTTGGTAAAAAAGAAAAATCTAGTTTCTAATACACTGCCAAAGTAATAATCTAAACTGCGACTAACTACGGTATAAGTTGATCCGTCTGTGGTAGCCTGTATGAACCACGAAGCATCGCTGTTGACTCCGGCGGTTGATTGTGCATTGGCTAAACTAAAATCAGCATTCACATCAAGATTGGTACTATTAATTAAATACCATGTAGCGGTTAGGTTATCATAGCCCAGACCAAAATTACGATTTAAACGAATTTGCTCAGTGATGCTTTGTGCAAATGTTGTGGTAAAATCTGTGGTAAACAATGGAATAACCTGGGTGGCAATAGCTCCGGTAGGAACAAAGTTATTAAGCACCACCGGTCCTAACCCATTGGTAAAATTGCCCAGCCCTTGATTGGTGCCATCAACATAAACGGCAGTCGGGCTAGCCCAGATCGAATATTTTTCATTGGCTCTGATGGGAACGCCGGCTACTAATTGGTTGTCTTTATCAAAGAAATATCCGGTAGGCGCCGCAAATTTTACTAAAGACCCAACTTCAATATATTTGGTGTTATTGCTAGAATATGTGCCAATGGAGACTGGATTGTCTAGTGAATTTTGAAAATAGCCTGTAGTTTCATTTAATTGTGTGGTGCTTTGTTGCCAGGTAATATTCAACACTGTTAGGTCAGGGCGAGTGTAGTTGGCATAATAAAATTGCCGTGCCCCATCTTTGCCTATTACCGGTTGAATGCTATTTGTTATCACGTCAGCAATGTCATTATTGGTTAGCCAGGTAAATTGAAAGGCTGGCAAGTTATTAGCTTCATACAAAGCACCATCGCTGGCAAAAATATTTGTGCTGGAATATTTTCCAGTGTTGTCTACTAGATCAAGATATCGGCTGGTGCCAATGCTAGCCCGATTCAAGGCTTTGCTTTTTAAAATACTGTTGTAGGCGGTGAATGGAAAGTTGTTGTAATCTTCGCCATTGACCATGCGATCTTGTGTGTAATAACGTGCAGGTGCTCGTTGTTTGATTTCTTGAATAGTCTCACGTGCCTGGCTATTGCTCACAGGTTGTGTGATACCACATGTAAATGTAATTGTTTCAAGATTACCGGTACGACTCACATAACTAATAGGAATCTGTATACTCTGCATTTCTTCTGGATTAATAATATATTGTAATCCATTGCTTGCACGAACATAGGCACGGAACAATCCAACTGGAATTGTAGAGAACACCCCGTCGCCAAAGTTTAAAGTGATTTGATCATTCGTGCGACTTGTTACAGAGAAAATTGTTCTTGTGCCCGGTGTTAATTGTTCAACTGCAGCGCCATAAACATTTTGGGTAAAGGTCCACTCTTGTGCAATGTTCCCTACGTTATCAATTTGATATAACCATTTGTCATCATTATTAACTCCTTCGATATTAATATCTACCGAACGATTACTAATACGCTCTGGTAAATTAAAATCTTGATTTTGCAATACTCCTTGTTTAAATAAGAAGAAGTATCCGGTGTTGGCGGATGCAAATCCTAATTGATCATTTCGAAATAATACGTTAAATTGTCCATTGGGACGTGGACTTGGTTCATAAACATATCCACGACCAGATGATGTGGCATTGACCGCTTCAAACGGCATATTAATTCCATCCACTGTGGCAGTATACGGGACTATTGGCAGATAGCCCGGAACCAAATTGATTGTGTATTCTTTTGTATCTACTCCAAGAATAACTTGATCATTCGCTGGGCGACCAATTCGTTGAGTGTTTACTAAACTGGCATTGACAATGGCCGTGAATTGTTCTTGCCAATCAAAATTGCTAGGATCGGCCCAATTTACAGTAACGCTGGCAAGATTAACACCATTATAATCTAGCACATTTTCTGTGGTCTGCACACTGAATACTTTCAAATATCCGCTGGCTTCTGTGTTGCGTTTAGCAGTATAACTTACCAATTGGGCAAGTTTTACTACACTGTCTCGGCGCTCAGCTGTGTCTAAATAGTTTTCGCGTGTGTTTAAATCTGTCCGGAAGGCTAGTGATTGACCCATGAACGCCATAACATCAAGCAGGGCAATAAATTCTGAACTTTCAATGTAGTCATTGAATGTTTCTGGGTAGTACAGGCGCAAGTAGTCGACAAAACTTTTTCGTAAGGTTTCAAAATCGTAACTTTGAAAGTCAGCTTCGCGGTAGGTTTGATAGATTCGTTTCCAATCTTCAACACCAAATATAGCTGTTTGTCTTGTGGTTGTGGCCATGTTTATTCCGTCGTTGTATTATTTATGGTTAGAATAAAGTGGGTAGTTTAACTAGATATAACTGGCACGACGAGTTTGTTCGTTAAAGAAAACCGACAACAAGGTAGCAGTTTGTCCTGGGATTGTTGCAATTTCCATCTGTATTAATATGCCATGTTCTTGGGGGAATACATCAAGTTGAGTAATCTGTATGCGTGGATCTCCCCCTGCTATCCGCTGTACTTCTGTGGTGATTACTTGAATTGTTTCTTGTGTTTGATTTTCAAACACATTCTCCCAAATTGTGGTTCCATAGCCAGGAAGCCCAACAAGTTCTCCTTGCCTTATGTTAAACGCATTTAACAAGTCGCGTTTAATTAATTCAAAGTCTACTAGCGTAAACTTTTTATATTGATTGATAGTACTGAATCCAACAAAAGTAGTCATCTTGTATTTACTCTATCCTATTAATTGCTTTTTCAGGTCAGCTAACTTTGTTTGGGCCTGTGCCACATCTGCATTAATTCCTGCAGTTAATGCCGACGGAAATTCAAAACTAGGAGTTGGAATTTTAGGATTGCCTAAAATCCGGCTTACAGCCGCATCTACTGTTTGACGATTTACGGTATTACTAAATCCTGCGGCTACTTTAGTTGCTGATACCAAACTGTCGCTGCTGAATAAACTAAAGTCTACACTGAAGCTTGACATTTTTCCGAATATATCCAGACTGCCGCCAAGATTACCTAGCAAGGCTTGTGCTTGAGTCCCTAATGAGCCCA